GACCAAATTGGGGAGCAAGTTTGCGCCCTGCAAATTTGGCTCCCATTTGGGCCTCAATTTTAGTATATAATTTTGGCGATATCTATTTAAAATGTTTTTTACTGGTATCTAACTTATGTTTATAACAAATCCAATCGGGCTTGGAGAAAAGCCAAGCAATACCTTTGTGAACTGGGCAATAACTACAAACTATAGATGGAGCTAAAGAAATATTCCCAGCCCATTTACAACAACAACTACTAGTGTCTATCCCTGCCATGTTTATACCAGACCTTTATATGGAACCTTTATATTGCCCCGCCGATTTCCCCGAATGAAACCTTTATACAGGGCCGAAAATTTGCCCGAAGAACCAAAAAAAAAGGGGAGAGGCGTTAGCCTCTCCCCTTTTTCATGCCCTGCAAGGCAAACCTTTTTACTTCTTGGCTGTGGTCTTGGCGGGAGCCTCTTCCTCAACCTTTGTTGCGCCCTGGAAGTAAAGGTCAACATGATCTTCAACCTTAGGGTTTGGCTGCTGGCGAATCGTGACGGCCATATCAATAGAAGCGGCAGCGGTACGAATACGCTGTTGCATCGAGTTATACGCCTTCTCGTCGCCAACATTTTCCAGCACGACAATATCCTCACTCTTAAGCTGCTCAATGATTCCATCACGCAGCGGGTTATGCCTTGCCCCGCCCCGACGAAGGGGAGGAAGCTCGTCAACAACCTTAAACTTAGGAAGTGTATTTGTATCTGACATTATTATTCTCCAAACATTTTAGCTTCTCGCCGGGGGGACTCCCGGCGACAAGGACAACTATACCGGCCCTAGCCGTGGGATGCAACTCTCAACCAGAAGAATCTTCTGTCGAGCGTTCAGCGCCTACATCAAGGTCGGCCTCGTATCTGGCCTCCAGATCGTCATATTCGGCTTGCAGCTTTTGTGCAAGAGCTTCATACGATTCAACCATGCGATTAGCAGTCTCGACTTGTGATTCGAGCATAACTTGCTGTAAGATTGCTGAGCTAAGTCGTTGAGTAAGTTTGTCGATTATATCTGTGATCTGAATATTTTGAGCGTTCTGAGTGTTTTCTTCAGGCATAGTTATTCTTTCTTTTGTATCTGACTTTCAGCGGATGAGTTTGTTGCCTACCACGAAAATAGACTCCGCCATACATTGCTGATTCTGGCTTTATATGCTCTCCAAATGCTTTACATTCCTTACGGACTTCACATTCTTCGCATAGTTTGATAATTGTTTGTCTTTCTTTGATTGTTTTATATTCTATATCAAAGAAATCGTTTGTATTTGCCCCCCTGCAATTTGCTTTCTCTATCCAGCTTCGACGTTCATAATTGATTGTAGTTAAACTATTTCCAACCATTCAAGTAAATCCTCCGGAATCTCTCGTGGTTCTTTGTATTGTTTGTTATTATTTAAAACTTTATCTTCAAACTCATCCATGCTTTCTGGTATCATACTGTCATCCAAAACTTCAATTTCAATCTCGGCATCAGAAACGAAATTCTGAATGCAGACCATAGAAGCCCCAGCAACTGCGTCTGCTAGGTCCTTGCTTCCTGTAGAACCGTGATCAACCTTATTGTTTGTTAATAGTTTGAGCTTAAGTAATTCTTCTTCGACAAGTAATTCATTCCAGTACCCCCTCAGTCTACCATCGTAGATCGTAGTTGACAACGTATCGTAGTCAGCTTTTTTTACAGTATGCCAATCAGCATTGATTCCCATTGATCTGAGAGATTGAATCATATCGCTTGACTGCCACATATCGAAAGTAACACTTGCAACTTCAAAGCGCCTACATAAATCAACAATCATTGCTCGTACTGATGCATAGTTTATTTCTTCTCCAGGCGCTGCTTCCCACGATGTAACATAATCTACATTAACTACTGGTAATTTTTCTATACCCATGAATGTTTTTACTTCTTTCAGCCCCGGCGAGTGAACCATAGCTAAGCCAGTTCTATCTCGTTTGAGTCCAAGGTCGATGTGAATAAATCTTGATTTACCATCCGTTCCATTGAACCACGGTTTGAAAAATCCATCATCGCCAGTCGGATCATCATGATTGTTAAAGGCCCGCCTTACGGAGTCAGCATCCTTGAAGTATGAATCTTCCATCTCAGGAGGCTCACACATAAACCTAGCCCTAGAACTAATAGGGTGTCTCCTAAATTCATCCTCAAAGTCTTCCTTACTTCTTGCAGGATTGACTTCCCAAGTAGATGCTTTGATTGCCCACGTCTTACGACCGATAGTCCCAATAGGAACTGGCATTGGGTCTTCTTCTTTATCATGCTCATCTAAAATTGCCTGATAGCGTTGTTGGATAAAGTCTCCCTTAAATCTTGGAAATGAAAGCAATACAACCTTTCCGACAGTTGGAAAACGAGAAACAACCGAAGCACGAGCCATATCGTAAATTTGCGAGGCTGACCCCTTAGCCCTTTGATTGTCCTTGATTTCAGAATCTGTTTTGAAGGCAGCGATTTCATCTAGAACAACAGAAATAACTTCATAACCCTCCCATCCTTCTGACTCTGAGTGACCTGAGAACATCCGCACGGGGCGTTCGAACCAAAAGATTTCTTGAACCCTAGGTTCAAAACCAACCTCGTTCGCCCAGGGCGATGCCATGAGGATGTTCTTTAATGGATCGAAGAAAACTTGCTGTGCCTGCTTAGAGTTAACAGCCAAGTTAACCAAGTCGATACTTACCCCAGAAGATTTACCGTAATAATCGAGGGGGTCACGAAGACAATGCATAAGATATACAATGTATGATTGAGCTATACGACTAACGTGATCCTTGCCTGACCCCTTACCTAATTGGCATACAACCTCGTTAACCGTGTATTGTTTGTGATGTTGCAGCCCAGCTTCTTCTCCCATAAACTTTACCAATGTATCGGGTCGAAGAACCTGTGTTGAATATTTAAGGATTTCAGTCTGAATCTCGGAAAGCGGCGGCAAGCCAAGAAACTTCTGGTCCTCCACAAATACTTCAATCGGCACAGGATGCTCGGCTAACTCATCTTTGGCCAGTAAGACATCCCAATCATCCAGATCGAGGTTAGTTGTGAAGAAATCAGACATTAGCGAATCTTTTGTATATGACGTTTGCCACTACATTAATTATATCACACTTTGGTAGGAGCTTTGGAAAAAACAAATGTTTTATAATGATAGCCAGCCATCCCCAGGCGAAAAATCTTTGAATAGGATGTTTGATTGTTCGATGCGCTGCCGCTGTCATAGTCTCTTTTCCAGATGCAATTGCGTATAAGTCATATGACAATACATACATCCACATCCCGGCCCAAGCCTTATCAGCCGTCGATAACTTCGGCGTCATCCTCAAACTCCAAGCTTTCTGCAATATCCTCTGGCGATTCGAATCCTTCCGATTCCATAAGGGCATATGCCTCTCTGAGCATGTTGTGGGCCAAAGGTCTACATCTTTCACAGTCAGACACAACATCTCTAATTACCTTGGAGACAACTTGATTGACCGTTTCGGCCTTCTGCATTCTAGCAATAAACTCTCCATCAGATGTGCCCCCAGACATAAGCTGATGAAGTTGTGCTTTTTTGTTTGCTGTATCAAGGGCCAGTTTGAGAGCCTGAGTTCTAGCCGTAATCATTCCAGCCTCAGTGGCTAAGCTGACTGTCTCCCAGGCCTCTTTCGAAATTTCGTTAAATTCATCGAGAGCCTTTAGTGTATTGAACTGAACCCGCTCTAAAAAGAACGGGTCACTTTCAGCCATTTGCTCAACGACCTGATGATACTGATTGATGTAGTTTTTTGCTACCTGAACTGAAACTTCCAATACTTCGGCTACGTCTGTATACGAGTAGCCTTTTATTCTCATCAACCCCGCCTGCTCTACAAGCCTGAGTTCATCCAGTACGGTAATTTCGGTCATTGTCATGTTATTATATCATTTTTTCTTTACTTTTGCAATTTTAATGCCATCAATGACCTGAACGTCCGTTATTTCTATCTCGTTATTCTCTATAAACTCATCAAGAGTAGTTTTTGGTTTCCGCTTGGCACGCTTGGCTATTAAATTAGCAGCCTCAACAGGGTCCTCAGGAAGTTTTTCACGAATCTTCTCAATTTTATGTCTAAGTTCCGCAATAAGAATAACAACCGCCCCCATAAGAGCTTTTTCATCTGGCTTGGGTACCAGATAGCCCTGCATCATAATCTCTACATTCTTGTGTGAGCCAAGCTTTAAAAGTTCTTTCTCAACCAATTTGAGAACATCTTGTGGCGTATAGACTTCAGGCTCAGGCATTTAATTTACATCCATTGCCGAATCCAGAAGCGTATCCAGCCAAAGCATGTCTGATATTCTTATATCCCATGAATGAACATAACCCCCTTCTGTTACTGACCACAACTCTACTTCTACGCCCCATTGCTCTCCCTCATCCACAACACTTACAGAAGCTAAACCTACACTCAACATCCAAACCAGATCGTGATTTGGATTGATAAGCTGGGGCAACCCCCAGTACCCCAACCTATCAAATTGCTCAACAAACTTATAAACATCAGGGTTCTCTTCTTGGAGTCTATCTAATCTGAATCTATCTTTTTCTGGGAGTTTAAGAAGAGAATCCATATAGTCATTGTATCACATTAAATGATGGTTCCGCAATTTCCACAGTAGTCATGATGCTCAAGAGCGATCTGACCAGCAATCCTCTGCAACTCGCTAAGCCAATCCTGTGTAAGAACCTGATTGTGCGTACCGACCCATGTGATGAGATTGAGGATATCACTCATATCAGTAATCTTACCATCAGGAATTGTTTGAAGGAACAAGGGGTTCTCCATTGTATCCAGAAGGATGTTCAGGATTTTCTTCGGAATCTTGAACTGAGTTGTGATCGAGGTAATGAGCTTACGGGGCTTATCAATCTTTTCTTCCGCAAGATGCGTATAACCTTCAATCATATCAGGAAGAAGCTCAAGCGCAGAGTTTGTGAACACTCTAGCCTGATTCGTAATTTCCCCCTCAGCCTTTCCGGAAATGCGGAACTTCTTTGACTTGATCGCAGCCGTCATACCATTGGCACACTGTTCACGCCAGAGAAGCCCATCGAAAAGAGGATTGACTGCCCACGATTCAGAAAAACGAACCTGAATCCCAGAGAAAATCTTCGATTCAACAAGTTCATCAACCTGTAAGGCATGAGGAAGGACTGACCAGCTAACGTAATCGGGAGCAATAACCCCGTACTTCATATCATACTCGCCGGGGACTGTATCTTCGACAGCCTCAAACAAGTCAAGTGTTTTCACGTATGGCAGGTTAGCATCCATCATTGTGCGAATGACGTTTCCCTCATTTGTTTCTGTAACAAATGCACGAACAGATTTATTTGAATTAGCGTTGAGCATATAATTAAAACTATACTCAAGAAGCTCATTCGGCATACGATGTGCATAAGGAACTGGAATATCTAATTGCTCCGACATGGCCCTAAACGCCGAGTCAGAAAATTCAAGAGGACCATCATCAGAAATAATGGATACTCCATTACTAACGGCTTTAACCTTAACATCATTGAAGTCCAAAAGAACTTCTGAAGTTGAATCATCTCTTTTCGAAAGAGCTTCTTTAAACTCTTTCACAGTAGCATTACTACTCATATTTTTATTCTCCCATTCTGGGGTCGTGAATATTTCATCACTCTACTGCCCCGCCGAGGACGTGTCAAGCGATAGTCATCATTTCCGGCGTCGTGCGGCCTTTCTCATGGCCTCCTGGCGGGCCGCACGAGGGTTCGTGCGCTTGGTCCGCTTGGCCCCCGGCTTCTTACCCATTTTGGCCCCAAGGTTTCTGCCTTTGCCCCTAAACTTAAGGAGGTCAAAACGCTTTAACCAGTTGTAAACCGTCTGAGGGGTAACCTCTATATTATGCTTATCTTTTAAAAGTTCAGCAATTGGGCCTGTGTTCATACGCTTCTGGACATAATGAAAGTAAAGCCAATCTCGTTGCTTGTACGGTTCAAGAGCCATATGTGCTTCCAGAAGA